TGTCTCTTTCTCGAACTCAGCACATGCGTGTATGGGTATACCAAAACACTGCACCCTAGCCATATCGTCAACGAACTCGACTCGGTAGGTATACTTGTCTGGTGACAGCGGTGCGTTAGTATCCGGCAAGGGCTTCTACCTCGGCCATAGTCTCGGCGCTAACGTAGACACACATCGCATCCTCAACAAAGTCATAGTCGCTCGCGTCTCCCTCCACGCAGCCAATACTAGTCAGCACCTTAGTTTTATACGAATACCTCACCGACTCCATCGCATCCGCGCCGGTAGCTTGCAGTACAGACAGCTTAGCCAGAACTTCTTGGGGTAACTTGTTTACATCGTCTACGTGCTTGATGCGCTGCATCCCACCTGCGGTCGTGTCTCTGTAGTGAAAGAACACCTTGTCTATATTCTTTAGCTTGTATATAGAGAGAGTCTGTAGTCCATCGCACGCAGCAGTAGAGTCACCTAAGTCCCGCTTACTCTCTAGGTACTTGTTAGTGCAGTCCTCAATTTGATGGCGTATGTCGGCACGTACTGGGCGTTGTTCCATAGTAGCTAGGGAATATTCGAGCAGCGCCTCATTGCTTACGGAGCTGCTCATTGAGCTGAACACCCGAGACTGGAGTTCGCCTAACTTCTCTTGGGCTTGCTTAAGACCTCGACCAAAGGGGTCTATAGTTCCCTCTATAGCTTTCTCTAACACACGCTCACCTGTAATACTGCGAGTATCTTTGACTAGCTTAGTCGCGCGGGCTAGGGTCTTGGTTAGGCTAGTGAAATGCCTAGCGCTGCAGTCTATGTTGTACTTCTTAGAGTCAGCGTATGAGAAGTAACGCTCGCGGTTGGTGCTTACAGTCATAACTATGTAGGCGTCCTTGTCCCACGATACCTTGGCATCGAAGCACATACTCTGGGGGCTAAGGCGTATGGCTAACGCATCGTCTGCGGTGTGTCTGAACTTAGCGAATGGGTGAGACTTCTTAACACGTTTCTGTAACGCAACTAACTCCGTTGCCATTCGTGGAGAATAGTTGTCTACCTCCATCTCGCGGTTAAGTGATGCGTCAAACCCAAATGTTTTGTCTGTGTGGTTTCTCATGGTGTAGCTCCTGTTAGTTATAGGTTGATGTGTAAAGTCTTGCCTGTTGCGGGTGCTGCGTGCTTGTTATCTAGGATGCCCCATAGTAGTGGTGTGCTCCACGTACCCCACCGTCCGCCTAGATAGCCATCAGTCAGCACGATTACTGCCTGTGCGTTGATGTTGTTAGCTTTTATATGGTCGGGTACACACTGCACCATCGTACCTCCACCACCTTGTGGCTTAGTAGTTTGTGTAAGTTGTTCTAGAGAAGCCTTAGCGTTGGGCACATCGCCGTATACTTCCTCGCTGCACACCTTGGTATCCCAGTACAGTATGCGAACGGATTCGGGCTTGACCATATCGCAGACACCCTTGATCTCACTCAGGCACTTGGTTAGTTCATGCTGTCCAATACTTCCCGACGTGTCGATGGCAATGACTAGCTCCCCTACTCGCTCGGTAATACCACTAGGTCGAAGCATGCCCATCGCTAGATGTCGTCGGCTTGGTTGTCTCCATGTGCTGTCGTCGTTACCCCTACATGTTTCTGTAATGAACTCACGCAGCACCTCGCGCCAGTTAACCTCGGGCTGTAGCAGTTGGTCGATAGCGCGGTTGCCTCCACTACCTACCTTACCTGCGGTCAGCGCACCTTGGCGTACGGCTTGGTCAATCTCTCGTGCTAGCCCACGCCGTTCGTCTTCGTCCATCTCCTGCGCACCTTCCCAGTCGTGTTCGTCTAGCCCACCACCTGCACCTGCCCCGCTGCCACTACCTTCACCTTCACCTTCACCTTCGTCACCTTCACCTTCGTCACCTTCCCCACCACCACCGTTCTCTTCCTGTTCTTGTTTCAGTATCTTGTAGACCTGCGCTGTGTCCATGTTGCGGAACTTCTCATCGAGCAAGCCTATGTCGTTACCCTCAGCATCCTTGGGCATCACCGCAAACATGTCACGGTTCTCATCGACAATCATCAGGTTGATTACATAGTCACACGCCATGTTGGCTAGCTGCGCATCGTCCTCGTACAAGTGATCCCACGTAGTCAGGTGCTTAAACAGCTTGTGGTATGTCTCGTGCAGGATAAGGAACCGGAACTCTGAGTCGCTTAGTCCATCAGCAAACGCACGTCCATAGTAGTCATCGCGTCCGTTAGTGTAGGCAGTAGGGCAGTCGTCCTTGATACCCTTCTCACCGATCATTAGTACACCTGCGAGAGCCACGTACTTCGGGTTGCCCATGATCTGCGTGATGTTTTTAGATAGCCGCTGTTCGGCTGTGAGTTGTGTGTTGATTGCTAGCATGATTCGTCCTCCTTAGTTATAGAATCTATAACTTACTTGTCAGCACTGAACATATAGTTGTTGTTGAGGCACCAATCTTGGAAGCCCTTGTTCTGCACCACGTAGTCACGTCGGCTGTAGTTGGGTGCACGTACTCCATTAACGAACAAGCCCTGTGCTTCTTTGGCTAACCTGTTCATGTAAGTCAGCCACTGTGCCACCCACTCACGCTCAACCGTAGCAAGGGCACGGTACACCACCATACACACGGCAGCCGGACTGTCAGGTATAGGTGCACTCATTGGGTCGTCCTTGATCTGTTGCTGTGTCGGTAGCTTGTCAGCCAAGGCAATAAAGGCAGCTAGGTCTAGCGCAGTGCGGTCACCTATCGTACCAATGAGCGCAGCGGTAAGCTGTGTGTCGTCCAGTACATGACGTAGTTTGAGTATGTCACTAGACTTCTCGCCAGAGCGTGGCGTCCAGAAGGCAGCTCGGTTGCTACGTGGGTGGAAGATATAGGGGTTCTCGTCTGGGTTCTCGTACTGCTCGAACGAGTAGAATAGCTCGGGCTTCTCTTTACAGAAACCAAGTAGGATAGGGTCGATACCGTTGTCGATACCCCACTCAATCCACTCCATGTTGTCGGGCTTGCGCATGTTCACTACGGTGATGCGGTTACGGGTGTGCGCAGGTAGCAGGTCGCCCACTCCCTCGGTGCCTTTGTTAGTTGTAGCAAATACAATGCTGTCGGGGTGCAGCTCGTACCCACTGTGCTTACGTTCGAGCATGATGCGGTTGCATGCCAAGATCACCGAGCGGTTACACTTACCGATCTCGTCTAGCATTAGGATCACAGGTTGGTCGGGCAGGTGTAGCCCAAGGTCTTCGAGCGGCACGGTCTTGAATGTCTTGCCGTCGTCTGAGTACTTCACCATAAACATGTCAGCCGAATCGACTAGGGTTGTGCAGTCTAGGTAAACAGGTTTGTGGGTTGGTCGCTCGCTTGCGACGATGTTGAGCACAGATGATTTGCCTGTACCCATGTCACCTTGTAGCAGCACCGTAGTGTGGTGCCCGATAGTGTTGATGAGTTGCGCAGCTTGGTTGATGCCGAGCGCGTAGATGTTGCTTGCTGTAGTTGCGTTGTTCATGTTGTGTTGCTCCGGTTAATTAGTTATAGAATCTATAACTTGTTGTTGTCATGCGTTTAATTATGTTTCTTGCTGTTAATTATGTTTCTTGTACGTTATCTATTATAGGGTAGTGCCAAGTTAAGTCAATGGTACGAAAGGGGGATAAATCCCCCTCAGTTTTTCACCCTTTACCACCCCAGTGACGGCAGGTTCTTAATAATAGAGTCCACGTTCCGCTTGGTCTCCGCTCGCAGGTGTGGGTTAGAGCGCAGCCCGTCCGTGGTTACGCCTTGTAGTGCAGTGCGCAGCTCGCGCCTTAACTCCTCTAACTTGGGGTCTTGGGTTATGTTGCACGCTTTGAGTACGTCCACTACTGCTAGCACGTTATCTACTAGAGTGTGGTGAAACCCTGTCGCGCGCTCACCCTCGCCATAGTCGAGCATCTTAGACATGTTCTGGAGAGGTTCTAAAACACGTTTGCCTACGTCAGCCATCGCGCTGGTGAGTTGTTCTTGGTAGAACTTGGTGTAGCTTTGTTCTAGTACCGCTTTAGCTTCGGTGTTTACATCCACACGGAAGTCTCCGCAGTCAGGCACCGGCATATAATTCACCTGTATCTTGAACTTACCGCGTAGCACCTCGACCGATGGGTAGTCCTGCGCGTTGTACATATCGCCTAACTTAAGCTGCTGCGCGGTTACCTCCCACGAATACACCGCCAAGAACTCCTCTACTAGTTGGTAGAAGCTAACCTTCATCTCCTCTATGTGGCGACTGTAGTCTAAAAAGTAGCTGTTGGTCAGTAGCCTGTGACCCATGTTAGACCACGGAAGTGTCGCGTTGCGGTGAAAGTCCCTTATGGTAGTCTCGTACCGCTTTATAGTAGCTAGCTCCTCGCAGTCCACTAGCAAGTCCTTGGTCACGCGCGCTGCTTTCTTGTTTGCGTTGTTCAGCGTGGTGATGGTGTTGCTCGCTTTCTTGTCCTTCTTACTACCCTTCCACACGCCGATACTTAATTCTGCTAGTAAGGCACTACTTCCGATGGAAGGTGCGTGGTCGGTCTGTGGTTGAGCGGGTGTCTGCGGTTGCAGTTGGTGTACTTGTGCTGTGTTCATGTCGTTCTCCTAGTCGTTATATTCAGCAAGTAAATCTTGCAGGGTTACAGTTACAATCTGGTTGAGTACTACTGCTAGCTCAGGGGGTACGGCTATTGGGTCTGTGTCTTGCGCTACCGTCACCCAGTCTAGTGTTGCGCTATCGTTCGGGTCTTTCATAACAACATCCCCAAGAACACGAGGCAGTAAATGCCTGTTAAGAAACCAAGTGCGCCTAGCGCACGCATCGTCCATATAAACCACCCTTCGCCCTCGTCCTCCCAAGCGTACTTGTTCTCGGGGTCGTGGATGTTCAGCTTTGTGTGGGGTTTGTAGCACTCGCCCACTGCGTGGTTCGGTTTCACTGAGTTATAGATTCTATAACTTGTTTTCATATCGTGGTCTCCTCGCGGTTTGGTTGGGTGTTGGGGGTAGTGTTCGGGGTAGTGTTCGGGCTAAGGTTGTAGAACCGGCCGCGCTCAGTACGGGCGAACTTGGTTAGCATTACTCCGCATTCAAAGCAGGTAGTGAAACCCGCAGTAGCGCGGGTGCGGTCATACAAGGTGTCACAAAGCAGACACCCGATAGGGCTTAGCGATTCTTCTTTAAGTCTTTGGCTCATTAGATGAACTCCCCGTTGATTTGTGCGGCAAAGTTTTTGATGCTCGCGTCTATGCCCAGTGCACGCAGTCGGCTTCGCGTTGTTGTAGTAGGCCAGTTGCGGAATGTGTAGATGTTAGGTACCACCTCGCCGGTGTCTTTATGTACTGTAGCAATGTGGTTAGCGTGCAGGTACACGTCAGCGTAGTTAGTGCCCGTTTTGGTGCAGTGGCCGTGTGATACTTCCATAGCAGGATAGCCTTGCGCGTTTCTACCGTACTTCCAATCGGCGTCTGCGTTGATGGCCGCGTTCATTTGCTCTTCGATTTTTCTCATAATGTGTTGCTCCGTTGGCTTGGTTAATAAGTTATAGAATCTATAACTTTCTGCTCGTCAGGGTAGCTATGTAAACATCTCTCCCTAACTGACAACCATTATACCATGTAGGAATGTTAAGTCAAGTCTGTCAATGTTTAGTGTTGTGTGCGCGACGAGCACTATGTGTAGCTATGTTAAGTTATATTATTCAAAAAATAGGGTAATGTTCCAAAACTGGGGTTTTTGGGAGGTAGTGAAGGCGTGTGTGCAAGTTACTGAATTGCTTAGAGTTTTATTTGTATTAGGGCAATCTTCTTTTTTGCTTTGTGCGTTTTGAAGAATACCAAGTCCTTGAATTCGTTGGGCTTTTTGGCACTTTTAGGGGGTATTCTTCAAAAATTTCTGAAAAACAGTTTAAGGAGAAAACAAATACGCGAAGAGGGGGATCAGACGACGTAGCAAAACATGTTTGTGTAGTTAGACTTCTAGTACGTTTGCTTTTTCTCCTTTTTATATTAAAAAAGAATAATATAATAAGTAAGTAGTAAAAAGGGGGAATATTGTACAGCTACACAAAGCTACACAAAGCTCAACTAATCTAAACGCATCTAAACATAAAACGTCAAAAATGGTTTTCCAAAAAAGAAGATTGCCATAATACAAAAAAAAGCTTAATGAACTCAATGACTTAGCTGCGCTTAGCGAACACCCAGTTTTGGAACATTACCGATATTTTGGAAGAATACCAAGTTATAGATTCTATAACTTTTCGGCACGCCACTTGGGAACTGGTATTGGCCCGTTGGGCTTGGTGGAACTGTGTGAGGCGGCACGCCACTTGGGAACTGGTATTGGCCCGTTGGGCGGGTGGTACGGAAACTACTTGGTGAGAAGCGTTGGGCGGGTGGTACGGAAACTACTTGATTTGGTTAAGCTCTTCTAGCAGGCACAAAAAAGCCACCTCTCGGTGGCTTAATTAAACTTGGGTGGCTACTTGATTAGGTTAAGCTCTTCGAGCAGGCACAAAAAAGCCGCCTCTCGGCGGCTTAGCGAAACTTGATGGGCTACTTGATTTGGTTAAGCTCTTCTAGCAGGCACAAAAAAGCCACCTCTCGGTGGCTTAATTAAACTTGGGTGGCTACTTGATTTGGTTAAGCTCTTCTAGCAGGTCGCCAATTAGCTTCTCAATTTTCTTTTGCTTCGCTACACTCAATTGGCTTGGAGGGATCGCCTTAAGTACAGCGCGACCAGTAGATACCTTTTCAATATAAGATTTGAGAGGGGTAGCGCTACTGTTATTTTCCTCCGGCGCGGCCGTCGCCGTTTGGTTAGTTTGGCCGCTAGGCGCCTTATCGACCTTGGGTTCGCGTGCTTTGAGTAATCGGGCGATATCGCCCATGCGCGCACCAATTTTCTGCTGGACAATTTTCTTGTGCGCCTTTGCGGCAGCAGCCAGCGTTTTCGTGTTGGCGGACAGTAACCGCTTCTCTGCTACTGTGAATCCGGCGACTACCGCTTTTTTAGCCTCAACGTAGAAGGTTTGATCCAATCCTTCTGCTGGCGACTTAAAGTCCGCGCTTCGCGCGCCCTCCGCCCATAACGTGTCGATCGGTTTAACGGTCGCCTTGTCACGCGCCTCCGTTGATTTAGTAATCGTGGTCACAGCGTTTGAAATTGCAGTATTGATTTTCAACATGGTATTGCTCCTTAATGCCGGCGCGTTGTTGCCCCGATCTGGTAACCATTAGAACACAGCGCGGTGATGTTTACAAGTGTTTTGTTATGTTTAGCTTTGTTATAGAAGCTATAACTTTTGGCCATATGGCGACCCTACCGCCCCCCTACCCCCCCTTTTCCGCGCGCTGGTACCATGCGAGTGTAGTAATACTATTACGCGTGAGTGAATTGGTCCCAAACCAAAATCCACAAAAAAACTACACTTAAGGGGTTAGGCTTGCTGCCTAGGGTTCCTATCTAAGCAAAACATGTTGTGCTAACACACTCTTGCCCGGGGACCGCTAAGTTTACTTTTTCGACCCCCACCCCCTCTTTTCTACCGTGCGGCTACTTCGCACCCCACCCCCCTCTATACAGGAATACCCCCCGTCAAGGGACCCAAACCTACTATTTAAATACCCTATTTCAATCCTTTTACTCCCCTAGGAAAGTCGCCCTTATTCCTCTAACCCGATGGCCATAAAAACCTACGCGCTGCTGAATGAAAGTGAAACACACGTGTAATTATTTCACTTTAGCGCTTAAAAGTGAAATTAAAGGCGCCGTATTTCATTTTTCCTTTTATGCGCCACTAGTGTTGCTTTTTCCTTTTATGCGCCTGTTAGTGTTGCTTCTCATGTTCATTTTTCCCCCCTTTTTCGTCTTGTGCGCCTGTTAGTGTTCATTTTCTCCCTTTTTATGCGCATATTAGTGTTCCTACACACCGTCTGACCCCCCATAGGAGTCCCAAGTCCTTGTTGTAAAAAAATTTTTTGTATTTTATACTGCGGCACATACCAGCCTAACAGCTTGCGACGAGACAATTTAATGACCCTAGCGATCATTCCCGACTACGGGGTTGATATACCGCCCGGCATTTCCTACTTAGACCTACGAGAAAGGGCTGAGGCGGCCTGCAACACCGTGCGTTTATTGGAAGGGCATGGCCTAGACGCTACGCCGGACGAAACAGACGACACAGTAGCTAGCATACTAGCGACGACTTACGCGGAAGACCCCGAGGCAACCTCAAAGAAGGTGGGGAACGCCAACATGCGTACGCTTACCCCCGCGTCCATAGTCCAGACAAACAACATCCTCAAAGAATTCAGCCACATAATCGCTACTTCCGCTGCTGAAATCCGCAATCTAGTTACAAACAAGCTTATACTGGAAACAGAGAACGCTGACCCACGTATACGGATGCGGGCTTTAGAGCTACTAGGTAAGATTTCAGACGTAGGACTATTTGCAGACCGCAAAGAAGTTACTATTACGCATCAGAATACCACCGAACTGCAAGAAAAATTGCGAACAAAGTTAGAGAGGCTCAAAAACCTCAAGCTTAACGCCGAGGGTGTGTACGAAGCTGAAGTTATAGACGTAGAAGCCGAAGAGGTCCAAGACTAATGGAACTCACAGGCCAAGAGATTACTGGGTTTACCCCCGACGAAGTCCAGACCATGTTAGACAATCTGGATAGTTACACCGAAGCCGAGCAGATCGAGATTGCTAACTTATTAGAGGCTTTGGAAGAGCGGCAGGCCATAGAGAACGCACACGCGGACTTGATAGAGTTTTGTTGCTTGATGCAGGAAGACTATAAGGTAGGTAAACACCACAGGATACTGGCCAGCCTGCTGATGGAGATAGAGAAGGGCAAGACTGCGGACGGCGAAAACGGTAGAGCGGTTGCAGTGGATGGTAAGGACCGAGTCTGCGTAAACATCCCCCCGCGCCACGGTAAGTCCCAGCTAGTCTCTATATACTTTCCGGCTTGGTACTTGGGGCGTAACCCAGACAAGAAGGTTATGATGGTGTCCCATACCACTGATCTTGCAGTAGATTTTGGTAGGAAGGTGCGTAACCTGATCTCCACCGCGCAGTACCAGAAGATATTCCCAAACGTACAGCTCGCGTCGGATTCAAAGTCAGCGGGGCGTTGGAACACCAACAGGGGCGGGGAGTACTATGCGTGTGGTATTGGCTCCTCCATCGCCGGTCGTGGTGCGCACCTACTCTTAATTGACGACCCCCATTCAGAACAAGACGTGATTAACGGCAACTTCGATGTGTTTGAGAAAGCGTACGAATGGTTTACCTACGGCGCCCGGACACGTCTTATGCCTCATGGGCGGGTTGCAATCATCCAGACTAGGTGGCACTTAGACGACCTGACTGGGCGGGTTACGCGAGATATGGCCCAGAACGAACTGGCCGATAGGTATGAAGTGGTAGAGTTCCCCGCCATACTGGAGATTGAGCAACCCAACGGTAGTGTAAAAGAAAAGCCCCTGTGGCCGGAGTTCTTTGACCTAGAGGCCCTACACCGTACCAAAGCCTCGATGCCGCTGTTCCAGTGGAACTCGCAGTATCAACAGAACCCTACGGCGGAAGAAGCAGCACTTGTTAAGCGCGAATGGTGGAAGGAGTGGCTCCTTGAAGACCCGCCTAGTTGTGAGTATATAATTATGGCCCTCGACGCGGCGGCTGAGAAACACAACAGGGCTGACTTCACGGCGCTTACTACGTGGGGTGTGTTCTTCCACGAAGAGGAGAACTGCTACTGTATTATCCTGCTCAACGCCATTAAAGAGCGGCTTGAATTTCACGAGCTTAAAGAGATGGCAACCCGCGAATATTTAGAGTGGGAGCCGGATGCGTTTATTGTAGAGAAGAAAAGTAGTGGCACGCCGTTGTATCAAGAGATGCGCAGGTCTGGGCTAATCGTGCAGGAGTATACCCCGCATAGAGGCACTGGAGATAAAACTGCTAGACTTAACTCTGTTTCTGATATAGTGCGCTCAGGACTTGTGTATGTTCCACAAACACGTTGGGCAGAAGAGGTAGTCGAGGAGGTCGCAGGCTTTCCGTTCATGTCTAATGATGACTTGGTAGATACAACCATAATGGCGTTGATGCGGTTTAGGCAAGGTGGGTTTATCTCTCTGCCATCCGACGAAGCAGAAAACGAGGCGGCCTACCGGCACCGCGGCGGATACTATTAGTGGATAAAATAGACGCAAAGTCTGAAAGCTGGATACGTAAGAATTTTAGTTTGTTTTCGCCCGAAGTTAAGCAAATGGCGGGTAAGCGACTAAATATATGTCAGGCGTGCCCAGAATTTAGGCAGAAAATTAACCAGTGTAAGAAATGCGGGTGCATAATGCCCATTAAAGTATTTTTTACAAAAGCCCAATGCCCGATAGGGAACTGGGACCAAGAGGATATATAGATGGCTATCGAGAAAGGTTTGTACGGGATGCCCGAGGGTATTGAAGAAATGGGTGAAGACGAAGCCGTAATAGCTATAGATACTATGTCCGATACGGGTGTCGAGGTAGTGCTAGAAGACGGCAGCGTAGAAATTACCTTTGGCGAAGAAATAGACGAGATTGATGCTGCGCCGTTCGATGCGAACCTTGTTGACTACTTAGAAGACGGGCAGCTAGAAGAAATATCTGGCGACCTGTGCGAAGCCGTAGAAGGTGACATGGCCGCCCGACGTGACTGGGCAGATAGCTACGTTGCGGGCCTTGACGTGCTGGGCATGAAGTACGAAGAGCGAACCGAGCCTTGGGAAAACGCCTGTGGCGTATACAGCAACATTTTGGCGGAAGCCGCTATCCGGTTCCAAGCCGAAGCCATGAGCGAGACGTTCCCCGCCGCCGGTCCTGTAAAGACTAAGATTCTTGGTGAAGCTACCCAAGACAAAGAAGACGCTGCCTTACGTGTTAAGACAGATATGAATTACGAGCTTACCGAAGTTATGGTAGAATACCGCCCCGAACACGAGCGGCTGTTGTATTCCCTCGGTTTGGCTGGCTCTGCCTTTAAGAAGGTGTATTTTGATCCCAGTTTGGGGCGGCAGATTGCCTTATATATCCCTGCGGAAGACGTAATCGTGCCCTACGGTGCCTCTAACATAGAGAGCGCGGAGCGCGTTACGCACGTCATGCGCAAGACAAAGAATGAAATGATTAAGCTACAGGCGGCTGGGTTCTATCGGGACGTGGAACTTGGCGACCCTGTGTCGTTTTTCTCAGATGTTGAAGAAGCTAAGGCTGAGCAGTCGGGCATATCCCTGACCTCAGATGACCGTTACACCGTGCTTGAAGTACACGCTGACCTGAATATTGACGGTGTGGATGGTG